GCATTGTTCCAGCGTCATTAATTAATACACCATCGCCATCAGCTAAGGCTGTTGTGCCTCTTGCAGTGCCACCGTCTATGAGATTAATTTCTGCTGCGGTAGTTGTAACTCCATCAAGTATGTTAAGTTCAGCCGCTGTACTAGTTACACCATCCAATATGTTTAGTTCGGCTGCTGTGGAGGTCACACCATCTAGGATGTTTAGTTCGGCTGCTGTACTGGTCACTCCATCTAATATGTTAAGCTCTGCGGCTGTACTAGTAACTCCATCTAGGATGTTAAGCTCTGCACCTGTGGAAGCAATGGCAGTTGACCCTAGAGTTATACCCGCTGTTGTTACACCGTTTGTGCCATGTAATGTTATTGTCATATTATATTACCACCAATCTTGAACCGTCTGAAATTGTCACCGTTACACCATTATTCACAGTAATCGGCCCAGTGGTCATGGCATTTCGGTTTGCTGGGATCGTATAGCTGGCGCTTACAGCCTGGTCGTTTTCGTAGAACATCTCATTGCCAACGCCACCAGTTGCGCCACCACCTACCGATCCCCAGGCACTGCCATTGTAGCCCTCAAATGCAGTAAGAGTAGAGTTAAAACGAAATGCACCTGTAGTTGGTGAGCCATCTCTCTGGGCTGTATTACCAGTGGGCAACAGGGCTGAACCTGTGGCACTTGTCTTTGCAACAATGCCCACCAGACCATCGACTAGGTTAAGCTCTGCTGCTGTTGAAGTTACCCCGTCAAGAATATTTAATTCAGCAGTTGTACTTGTTACACCATCAAGGATATTAAGCTCTGCTGTTGTACTGGTCACACCGTCCAGAATATTCAACTCTGTGGCTGTTGAAGTTACTGCTACATTCTCATTAATTTTAGGAGAAGTAAGCGTTTTGTTTGTGAGTGTATCTGTAGATACTCGTGACAATAAAGTTGAGCTAGAACCTTCTGGTAATAGCATAGTATTTGTAGCACTAGCGGAGTGCGGTTGTGCTTGGACTGTTTGCCCGTGGCTGTTACTCTCGCAGTTAAACACGATTGCAGCGGAGTTACTGTTACCTTTTACAACTACTTTACCAGTGCCATTTGGCGCTAAGTTAAGGGCAGCATTCGAGGCTGTAAGAATTGAGCCATCTAGCACAGGGTTTGTCAAAGTCTTGTTAGTCAAAGTCTTGGTCGTGGAAGCCATAAATGTATCGAAATCTGATACAAGAGCCTGTTTCATCACATCCGCATCACTAATCACAACGCCGTCAGTTGCGACCAAGGTTACTGTAGCCTGAGTAGTAGCTGACCCATCAAGAATATTGACTTCAGCGGTCGTTACGGTTGCCCCGTCTAGGATGTTTAATTCAGCACCGGATGCAGTAAGGCCTGTGACGTTATTTGAAGTGCCGCTGACTGTATCTACATAAGCTTTTACGGACTGCTGTGTTGGAACCAGAGTGGCACTGTTAGAGGACATATTGTCTTCATCCACAAACGCTGTAACAGTAATTGTGCCATCAGATAGTGAACCGAAGTTCATCGTACCTGTTGTCGTTATTGCTGACGAACCGTTATCGATAGCGCCAAAACCACTGGTAATTGAACCAGTATTTAAAGCACCAACTGTAGTTAGATTTGCTTGCGTGTTTAAGTTCGTCTGCATGTAATTGTTAATGTCGCTCATTGCGACTTGCTTCATCGTACCAGCGTCATTGACCACGACCCGATCAGCGTCTGCAAGAGTTGTACTCACAGCAGACGTATCGCCGTCCAAAATAGACAGTTCTGCTGGCGTAGCAGATATTGTAGCATTACTCGCAGCCGCTAGTAATGGCAGTGTGCCAGATTGGTTTGGAAGATTGATTGTCCGGTCTGCGGTAGGGTCAACAATTGTCAGTGTTGTTTCGTGTGCGTCTGCTGTTGCGCCTTCGAATACAACAGCGTTCTGAGCATTCATAATAACGCTATTCACAACCGTCTGTGTACCTTGCACAGTCAGGTCACCTGCAACAGTGAGGTTATCGCCAATTGTGACTTCAGACGTTGTGTGACCAATAAGAACTGCACCGCCTGATGTTTCGGTGGATACTTTAAGAATGCCTGTCTTGTTGGCTATAAAAGAGTTAGTGCCATCGTGGCTGATCTCTAAATCATCGCCTGTACCTACTTTGATTTTTGCATTATCAGGCATATCGACATGGGTGGCAGGGCTTAGAACGCCAGTTACGGCCAAAGTGCTATCAAACGTACCAGCGCCAGTGACATCTAGAGTTCCAGCAAGGTCCACGTTAGCACCAGCAAATGTAGCCGCTGTGGTAGTGCCTGATTTTATGATCAGGTTGCCGCCAGTGTTTGTCAGGGAGCCAAAGGTGGCAGAGCCGTCCTGTAGAAATATATCACCGCCGTCAGCGTTTAAAAGTATATCTCCAGCAACGTCTATTGTTAGGTCACCGCTGGAGAGATCGATCTCTGTGCCATCAATTGTGATGTTGTCCACAACCACGCCAGCGTCAGCCGTTATAGCGCCCGTGAAGGCTGATGTGCCAGCGACTGCTAGCGTACCTGCTGTGGCCACGTTTCCTGACGTATTGGCCACAGTGAAGGCGTTAGTGTCCATCGTTAAGCCGCCGTTAAGGGCAGTGGCCCCTGTGACGGCGAGCAAGCCAGCAATAGCCGTATTTCCAGTGCCATTGGCAACGGTAAATTTGTTCGAGTCCATAGTCAGACCGCCATTCAGTGCGGTTACACCAGCCACGGTCAGCGTAGAGTTAAGCGCAGTAGAACCCGTCAGCGTTAGCGTACCAACAACGGCTGAGTTTCCAGCTACGGTGGATGCGCCTGACAGGAATAGGTCTTTGAAACGTGTCCCTGAGCTGCCTAGGTCAACTGAATTGTTTGATACGGGCAGAATTGCATTCAGGGAGGTTACTTGAACAAGCTCCCGCCAGACAGCCGCACCACTGGAGCTATCGGTACAAATGTATACACGATCAGTGCTTGTATTTGTCCACATAGAGCCGATTGCATAACTATCTCCACTGTCATCACCAACACCAGGAACGCTGGTTGCAGTAAAATTGTTCTTGCCGCCAGAACCGCCATTTGCAATTGGTAAAAATCCGCTGACAGATGTAGCCAACGGTATCTTTGTACCATTGCCTGTAGCGCCTGTGTGCGTGTGACCAGTGGTTGCGTGAAAAGCTGCGAGAAGCTGATTAAATTCGGCATTAAGCGGAGCAGCCGTAATGGATGTGCCGTTAACAATCGAAGCACTAGATTGTCTTGTATACCCTGCCATAGTCTATCTTCTCCCGGCTGCGCTAAATTCAAAGACTAAGCCCTGAATTGAAAATGGTTCTGATTGGCCATCAGTCACAAAAGTGGCTCTAACTGAGAAGCCGCTACCTTGAATGTCTGAGGTCATTACGGGTTTTGAAGCACCGCCATAAACGATGTTTGTACCGTTGTAGGTGACCCCACGACCTGCATAGGTTGTAGGAGCGCCACTACTCTCTTGTGTATATGTAGAAGGGACCGAGGTGTTGTAGTCACCCCAATCAAAATCAACCGCTAAGTTTAGCTCAAAGGGGCCTTCCGCACGAACAAATGTGTTTATCTTTCGTAGTTCTTTGCGTTGCTCAGTCTCTCCGAAATCGAGGTACGGGGTAGAATAAACACTGATTATATTAGCACCGTTGAAGCTCGTACCACTGTCTTGTTTGAAAACTTTTCCGTCATGATCACCGTGCAATATAAGTTCTTCTGAACCCACATAATCGCTAGTGCAGCATGAGGCTCGGATACCTAAAAGTTCTCCAAATTCCCAACCAATCCCACCGCCACTAGAAGTAGTAAGACCGCCAATGATACCTGTGCTTTCGGAGGCCCCTTGGACCGCACTTCCCACAGTGGTGGTGACAAAGTAACGAACCTGCGATTTAGAGCGTACCACTACTCCGGTGAGTGCGTTCATGTCTTCGTTTTTGATAAGATCAACGAGGGTTGATTGAATAGGTTTGGATAATGTCTCTAATTCTACATCTCCAACTCTAGAAGTACCCGCAACGGGTCTAAAACCATCTGGGCTGAGAAACATGAGATCGCCGCCGACCTCTAGTACACTGTCCCGTGACACGCAGCCAATGTTGGTGGTGACGTTTTCAAGGGCAAATGCGTTGGATGCATTAACAGTAATCTTTTTAATATTCTTACTACCGAAGACAAAAAGGTTGTCACGGAACGGTTTAATCTGAACAACATCAAAGCCAGCCGCTATCTGCCCAGCGCCAGCCGCAGCGGTAAAAGTATATGGATCATTGGGAGCCGAATGAGCGATTGCTGCTCTATTGGCTTCATGGCCGCCTAAGAACAAATGGTTCTCGAAAACATCTACGAGTGCAGGGGCGTTGA